ACCAATAGAAAAAGTTGATGCCGAAAAGGATGAGGCTGCTGTTGCAATCGACAGAATGGGAGAATAACTAATGCACGAAAATCCAACATATACCGAAGTTAATGACTCAAGATACCCACAGACTGTTGGGAGAATCACACTACCTGGATATCATGGAATGCTGACTGACCCTGTAGAGGTAGAACAATCTATGCACGATCAAGCCTTGCAAGAAGCAGAACTAACAAAAGCTTCAGAAATAGCAGCAGCAGGTAAGGAATATTGGGATTCTGTGATGCAAGGTGCTATAGAGTTTTTAAGTGGTGGGATGATGTCATCCAAACCTGAAGAAGTACGACATGGTGGAATTGATAGAGAACAAGGTAGAAACAAACCTGTTAAGATAAAAAACCTAAGAGGTGAAAAGCCAGGTTACAGTATGGCAGAGGGTTCAAACTTCTGGAGTGTTGATGAGAAAGATTCTTATTGGCAAACCAAAGAAGGTCATCAAGAAGCTATGGACTTATATGGTAGAAAACCTGGTTGGGTTAAAGAGCCAAGCCTTGAGTACAATCCTACAACTGGAGAGTATGATTCAACCAAGAAAGAAGAGTTTGTAGATTTAAAACCTACTAAAAGGATAAGTTTATAGATGGCAGACAATAGACAGGAAACCATAGATGCCCTATTAAAAGCAGGGTTTGATCCTAATGATTTAGCAGCACTTATGGGTAACATTGCTGTTGAAACCGATAGTACATTCGACCATACTATGCAACAGTATGAAGGTGGTGGTGGTCATGGTCTATTCCAGTTTACAGATACTCATAAAGATGATTACTTTGATTGGATAAAAGGCAATAAGATTCCAGACAGTAAATTCAGTCAAGCCAAATTCGTCTATGATAATATTTACGAGAGAGGGGGATATGGAAGAGATTTAGGTTGGAGAGATAGGGGTCTATTGCAGAGTGCATTTGATGACCTTGTACCCACCCCTATGGCTTTCTCACCTGGTGGTAGAGAGAGGGTATTGACAAATAAGAAAACAAAAACATTTCTCGACTCTTATGAAAAATCAAGTACACCACATTTGGATCGTAGAATAGAAGAGGCTTATAAATATCACGACCTTATCAATGAGGGTATGTTTAAACTCTAACTAAAAGGTGTTAGAGGTGCTAAAGGTGGTAGTCTTTTCTTATCTTCTTTCTCATCCCAACCTAAGATTTTCATACCTTCAACTACTGCATTAAAACACTCTGCTTTCTTCATAGCATCAGTATGTTGTTCAAATATTCTTATGTACTCAGAGTCCTCTTCAAAATTAATCTTATTGGAATCTTCTGTTAATGGTGTCCAAGCCATTGTAGGAATTTCATTACGCCTTTTATTCACATCTAATACTTTCTTATATTGTGGACTATTAAAGTCTGTCATACTTTCCAACCTGCACATAAAGACTCTTCTTCTGCCGAGCAAGTTAGTTGTTCGCTTTTCATCATATCCACCTTAGTCTGAAACTCAGCACACCCTGTCAGTAAAGTTACCATAACTTGTAATACTATTATCAATGCTATAGTTTGCATACCCCATCCTCGCAATCATCATCACTTGTCGTGATAATATATTCATCATTTCTATTAGATTTAATGACAGTTGGAAATTGTTTAACTGTTGAAAAATGTTCAAGTAATTCTTGGAAACTTCTTTTCTGCGATCTCTCCATATAACTTTCATAAGACTTCTTATAATCCATTCCCCTATTAGATGCCCTATCTGCATAATCTTCTGCTAAAACTTTACACATTTCCAATTTCTCTACAGTCATTATAACTCCTTCATGGCGAATATTATATTAGGCTTATCACTATATCGCTTTCTAGCGTAAACCTCTACGACCTGTCGGTCATCCACAAAAAGAACCCCATTCAGGGAATCCAGTATTGCCTTTAGGTAGTTATCTATATCACTACTGTTGTCGCAATATTGTCCATTCTTTTCTTTCTTTTTCTTCTTAGTCCAGGACTTTGGAATCCTGACATTAAACTCTATATCAACACTAATGAGTTTATCACAGGGAGTCGTGTCCATCTCACTTGTTAGTGCTTTCATTTCATTTCGGAACTGAGTATACTTTTTAGGGTAATAGGTAGACCACCTGGAAACCCTTGGTCTTGCTGCAGGACAGGGATCTATATCAAAAACCATCCTCATAATTTCCTGCATAGAAACCACCTGTAACAACATCTATAGTTTGTATTGCTGACTTCAAGAGTTTTCTCATTTCAAGATCCCTCTCACCATCTTCTTCCCTTGCAATTTCCATTACTTCTCTTAGAGTGTCATTGACATCTTCTAGTTTCTCTTTATGATTTCTTGTGAACATTGTACATAGCCAAATGATAATCTTCATTTCTAGGTAGTTTTATTTGATATTCCCCAGCAAAGAAATCATCAATATCTCTTAGGAATTCGACAAATTCATCAACCTCTAAATCTTTGGTTGATATTATACTGAATTGATTTTTGATTAAGTTCTTGGTTTCTTTCTTGGACTCACCCATTTCCTCTGCGATTATATCTCGCCAATAATGAAAAAGCCTACTTTGAGCTTCAGTCCTTTTAGGCTTGTCTTTGGTGATTGATATTGTTGCTACTTCGCAATCGGGGTTGTCTTTCCAAAAGACTTGAATTAAGGATCTAAAGATGTCTGCTTTAGGTTTATCCCTATAAATGATCCTGTTTATCGTCATTGTGCCACAGTCCTCTCTTTTTACTTTCCTTCTTCTTGTTGATTAGTATTCTAGGACACCACAACACGCTATTTCTTACTGCGTGTTGCAGTTTGTTTCTAATGGGATGTGGTCTTGTATGACTCAGAATTACAGTCCTATCCAACCAAACAACATAGCCACTACAACAATTCCTAAGAATACTGTAAGGCTTCTGTTCTTTAATACTTTGTCAATTAACTCTTGGTAATTCATTCAGATAACTCCTTACGAATATCATCATCAAGCAATCGCCATATAATTCCTGCTGCTATTAAACCAACAAGACCTGCCGAACCCAACTGTCCTATGATTCCAATAATTGTACCAATGACATTACCACCCAAAAAAGGTACGCTATGACCAAAGACAATCTGTAGAACGATTGCAAGTGAGATCAACTTAATACCTACATTAATAGATGCATCTGCACCTTTCATAATTTTTTCTAATAACATATATTGCTCCTTTTTAAAATTAAAAAACTATAGGGGGATTATACCAGTTTTTGCCATCAACCTTTGAGTATTTATTATTGCTCTTAGCATTTCCAATTCAAGAAACTCTCTCTCGATAGGTGGATCTAGTTGTTTCCTTCCATCATAAATATCATGGCAGTTTAAACAAAGGTAAGCACCATGTATAGGAAGTGCTTTCAAACCCATACCTGCTCCCCCCAGGTGTGCAAAAACCACAGTTTCATTATCAGGCATACAACCCTCTAATCTCATTTGGCAAGGTTTCCCTTTTGCCGACTTAGTGTACTTATTAACTCTTATCAGATAAGCCATATATATCTACCTCCATATCTTATTGATTTCTTATATACCATTTTTTATTTTTTTTTGGTAAATCTGGTGGGATTAAACGATTTACACCTGCAACTTCATCTCTAATAAGTGTATGTCTAAATCGTGAGCGTTTAAGTATAGGAATTCTTTTTCCATAAACATACTTAAAATCAGTATTAAAATTTACTTTATTAATTATCGAACTAATCCTTGAACTACTTAAATTAAATTTACGACCTAAAGAAGCAAAACTGCAATTCGTAAACAAGTGTGTGTAGAAAATTATTCTGTTTCTTACAAAGTTTAAATCGTGATACTTTAGTCTACCCATTTGTGTTCTATGTATTCTTTGTTTAACTCCTTTGTGTTTACTAGCCATATATATCTACCTCCGTATCGGAAAATTTTGAATAATCTCCCTCAAATTTACATTGAACGAATCCACTTTGCCCCATTCTATTCTTGGCTATAATAATTTCAGCCATACCTTTCTCTGTTGATGCTTCTTTGGTGTAGTATTCATCTCTATAACACATAATAATTACATCAGCATCTTGTTCTATCTCACCAGACGAGCGTAAATCACTCATAAGAGGGCGTTTGTTCCCACGATACTCTACCCCACGACTCAACTGAGAA